CGGATGAGGGGCCGCTCGACGGATGAGGGGCCGCTCGACGGATGAGGGGCCGCTCGATGGATGAGGGGCCGCTCGATGGATGAGGGGCCGCTCGATGGATGAGGGGCCGCTCGATGGATGAGGGGCCGCTCGATGGATGAGGGGCCGCCGCCCTATTTGACCCCGCAATCCCTCACTTTCTTTCTAGTCGCTTTCTAGTCGCTTTCCATTCTATTCGACCCATGAGCCCGCTATTTTGCGGAAGGTCTAAGAGCAAAACAGGACGATTCCCCTCCACTCCCCGCCGAAAAAAACAAAAAAGGGGTTTTTGTTGACGCTTCCAACCCCTTCCCCGCATCAGTTGTTCCGGCAAACTTTCCGGCAAACCGACGGCCCACTGGAGCCCTCTGGGTGCTGGTGCTACATCGGCTTCCATGTCCCCGACAATCATTCAGACACCACAGGGCCCCATCGAATCACGTGAGATCCCAGCGCCCTGGTGGGTCTACGACGCCATTGAAGACCTTACGCCAGAGCGTATCTTTTGGATTACGGGGGGTCTCGGCTCAGGCAAGACCACCGGGGCGGCCCACTGGTTCATAGACAGGTGGCTCCTCAACCGCCACTCCCGCTTCTCGTGGGGCGTGGCCCCCACGTACACAAAGGTCGAGCAGATTATAATTCCGGCAGTCGTCCAGGTGCTCTTTGACGTCTATGGCCTCAGAGAGCGTGTTCACTACTCTTTGACCCGCACTCCCTTCTGGAAGCTGATACTCAAGGGCTATCAGCACGAGATGCACTTTTTGTCTGGAGATCGGCCAGAACTATTCGTCGGCTCGAACATTGCGTCATGGTGGATTACAGAGCCTGGACTCCAGCGCCGAGAGGTGTTCGAGAAGTGCCAGACACGTCTACGATGCCCTCGCGCCATCGTGCGTCAAGGCATTGGGGAAGGAACGCCCGAAGGGATTAACTGGTACGCAGACCTGGCGGATATTCCAGGGACCACCTATGACCGCTCGGACGAGGAGCGCAACTTCCGGCGCTTTATCGTAGAGACCACGATGAATCGGCATCTCATGCCAAGCCCCGAGGTCTATGCGAAGACAAAGATTAGAGACGTCTACGCATACGATCCCGCAAAGGCTCTTTCGTACGAGAAGGGCCTGTTCACCAAGTTCACAAAGGGTTCAGCGTACTGGGAGTTCGTGGAATCTAGGAACGTCACTTCGTCCTTTGAGCCCACGCCGGACCTCCCTATCATGCTCTCCTTTGACTTCAACGTGGCTCCGCTTGCCTGGGTGGCCATGCAGGAGTTCAGGCGGGCTGATAGAGGGCCATTCGCTCCACGCACTCATCAGGTAGTGGCGCTGGGGGAGAGCAGCGGAGAATCACGGGGACTCATGGACGCCATCGCCGAATTCGCCGCACAGTTTCCGCCTCAAGAATATGGCTCCACGCCCATTCGGGTCTTCGGAGACGCCTCTGGGTTTGCCCGAAATATCCATACGGCAGGAAGTGACTACACTTCCATCCAGCACTACCTGGCTTCGCTCGGCTACTACAACGTTTCGATTGTGGCGGAGAGGAAGAACCCGCAGATTAAACACAGGCTTGAGAGGGTGGCGGCCTTGATGGCTTACGAAAAGTTCCTCGTGAGTGTAAACTGCAGAAGACTCATCCAAAGTTTCGTGAAGAGCTCGTTGAAAGAAGGGACTTTCGAGATTGAGAAGCCGAGGGACGAAGACTGGACGCACTATGCCGATGCATGCACGTACTGTCTCTTCCAGATTTCTAAGGGAATTAAGATTGATGGCCTCTACGATTACACAAGGCCGTTGGGAGCAACACTTTAATGGGCATTAAATTTTACGACCATCCAGAGTACGAAGATAGCGAAGAGTCTTTAGAGACCTATCGAGTCCTTTACGAAGGGAATAGAGAAGAGCTTGTCGGGCAGAAGTATCTTTGGCCGCATGAGCTTGAGTTCTCGAATCAATCAGCATCGACCGACCCAATGACTGGGACGTCAGAGACGGTGGGGCAGAAGATTCGCCGCATCAGAGCTATGCGTTCTCGCTACTTCAATCTCTTTGAGCCAGTGATCTCAACTTGGATTTCGATGGCGCTGTCAAAGCCAATTAGGCTTGATGACGAGACGGCCCGTATGCTTGGCGAGGATGTGAATAACATTGACGGTAAGGGCACAAGTTTACAAAACTTTCTCATGAACGATATCGCCGTATCGTTCTTCCGTGACGGAAAGGCTTGCATCCTTGTGGATGCACCGGAGAATACCGCTAGGAGCCGTGTAGAAGAGGCGCTCAGCGGATTCAGACCGTACATGGAGATGATTGACCCGTTAGAGCTCAAAGATTGGCAGATTGGCAGCGACAGAAAGTATGACGGCATCCGTTACGAGTATGAAGTCATTGCGCCTCGCTCCTCCTTTATGAAAGAGCCAGAAGAGGTTGAGTACTGCAAGATAATTGAGCGAAAAGATGGTGGCGTATTCGTCTCCATCTACCGAGAGAACGAGGAGACTGAGGAGTGGGAGGCGGTCTCGGTCGACATTCCGCTCGATGGCTTCACAGAGATCCCTGTGTCCATTACGGTAAATAACATATCGTGGGTCAAAGATGTCGCAGAGCTTCAGCTGGTCATCTACAACCTCATGTCGGCTTACTACAACCAGCTGAACACCCAGGCATTCCAGCGTGTCTTCGTCTCTGGCGACCTTCAGGACAAGCACCTCATCAGCATCTCTGAGTATGCGGTCTCTGTACTTCCTCAAGAGGCCAAGCCGTATGTCATTGAGCCCGCATCGACCGAGGCCCTGTTAGGTGCCATCAACACCTCAGTCGACCAGCTGTATCGAGTGGCGTTCAACCGAACCCGTGGTGTCTCGAGCACCTCCAACGAGGCTCCTGGGGCCGCGACCCTTCGAGAGATGTCCACAGAGCTCATTGCTCTTCTTATCCATGCGGTTGGAGAGCTGGAGAGCGCATTAAACGATGCACTGGCACATTACGCTCGTTTCAAAGGCATTCAGGACTTCAAAGGTCGTGTAACGCTCTCTCGTGACATCACTGCAGATGACGTCAATCAGCAGATTCAGCTCTTCCTGGCGTACCGTGATGAGATCCGTAACATCGACTCATGGCGTAAGGCGCACCTTAAGAAGGTTGCGGCCACCATGGGTTACAACGAAGAGGAGCTCACGCAGATTGTCAGTGACATCGATGAGATTGAGCCGCTTCCTAGCTTCAATCAGACGGCGCTCCCTCGTGGCCTTACCGCTCAAGGAACACCGGGGCAAGAAGTTAACGTACCGCTTCCAGAGCCAAGGGTAAGAGACAGTGACGGAAGATGAGTTAGACGCACTCCTCCTTCTAGTCGAAAGGGGGAATCGACGCATAGACCGAGAGGTGAGTGGGTATATCAATACCCTTCGCCTTCTCATGCAGCGAAAGATTCTTGAGGAGCTCTCAGACCTTCCTCCGGTTCGTAGCCTTCGGCAGTCACGGGTCATTCGCCTTCTTGGCGGTCTTGAGTCGATCGTGTTGACTGACGAGGTGCAGGAGCATATCCAAAGTCTTGAAGACATCTTCGACGTGCAGTATCGGCTTATGGAGCAGTGGTATCGAGCCGCCAATGACGAGCCGATGGAGGATAGGCGACTTCCAAACATGGGAGTCTTCGTTAACTCCAGAGAGCAGAATGTAGCTGTAATGGCCAGAGCCTATGCGAATGAAGTACGCCAAGGGCTCGCCGACTCGATTATCACTGGGCAGCCTGTTTCGGATTTTGACCTGGCAGACGTGCCAGCGACTCGAATATTCAAAGCGCTCGACACTGACTTGAAGACGGCCACGGCTACCTATGGCCGCATGATAGCGATGAATCAGGGCAAGAAGTTTGTCCTTTACGCTGGGCCACGGGACGCTCGCAATCGACCGTTCTGTGCCGAGAGAGTCAATAACATCTACCCCATTGAAGTCGTGTATACTTGGGATAACGGGCAAGGCATTCCAGCCTACCTCTACTGCGGTGGGTATGGATGTCGCCACGTCCTTATTCCAGTAGAGAGGCCTAGGTGAAGATAACGATAACTAATCTCGAAGCGATACAGAGAGCTCTTCAGGCTAAATTTCAGCAGCTAAAACCGGAATTCAAAGAGGCGCTTGAGGTAGAAAGAGAGCGTATTAAAACAAGAACGCAGAGTGGCGTGGATGTCGATGGGAATACATTCAAGTACTACCAGCCATATACCGTTAGGAATAGACGGAAGAATAGGAAGCAGGTTAACCACGTTGACCTAACATTCAATGGCGATATGTTCAGAGCACTCAAGGCTAGGTTTTCAGAGACAGAATGGACAATTACTGGAGTGCTTAGCTTTGGGGATGAGAGCTGGAAGGTTCTGAAGAACGAAAACTATGGGCGTAACTTCTTTGGCCTTTCTAATGAGCAGGTAGAGATAATTAAAAACAAACTACGGAACGCAAAATGAGCGACGATAACAATAACTCCAACCAACCTCAGCAAGAGCCTGTCAGCGATGATACCAACAAGCTGCAGGAGAAGATCCAGCGCCTTCAAGGGCTCTTGTCCACAAAGGAGAAAGAGTACAATCGGGTAGTGTCCGTTTATAAGGATATCGACCCTGATGAGTACAAGACCCTCAAGCAAAAGCTGGAAGAGAAGGAACGGGAAGCTGCAGAGAAAGACCCGCAGAAGATGGAAGAGCTCTTTCAGCGAAAGCTCGACAAGTACAGAAACGAGGTCGAGACAGAGAAGCAGTCTCTCAAAGAGCAGTTAGAGGCTCTTGCTAAGGTCAATAAAACGCTCGCAGTAACCGATAAAGTGATGTCTGAAATCTCCGGCTTGTTCAATCAAGACGCTCTTAAGTGGATCAAAAGAGAGGTGGAAGAGTCCTGCGATTTAGACGAAGATGGTTCTATCGTTGTGAAAGACGATAGCGGAGATATTCTCTATAAAGGCACTCGCCCCATGACTCCAAAAGAGTTTGGCGAGCTCCTCGTAGAGAAGTATCCAAGCCTAGCTAAAGCATCTGGTATTAGTGGTGTGAAGGACGCTACTCCAGGGCAACGCTCAGCGCCTCGTGGGGGCAATAAAGTCCCTGAGTCATGGGCCGAATTGCAAGCTATGCCGAATGCCAGAGAGGTATTGGAGCGCCTGAAGAAGGAGAATCCCGCTGCGGTTCAAAAGATTTTGCGAACCATATCTGCGTAATTAGGAAGGATTTTACCTATGGCAACACAGTTTAAGGATGTCGATGGCGTGAGGTTTGCCAACGGTGTCGCCACCAAGGTTGACGTCTCGAATGTAACGACCCCTACGGCTGCAGAGCTTGTAGCGGCTTTTGGAAGCGCTGCTTCTCAAGCTGGTAAAGTTTTCATTCAAGATGACGGCGGTGCTGATACCACGGTTAAACTGATAGTTAGTAATGGAACTAGCTACTTTTTTGCCGCTCTCACGAAGGCGGTTTAATTTTAAGGTAAATGACGCCAAGTTTTATAGGTAACGATAGAATGAATTACATGCTTACCAACGCAAAACATCTCTGCAAGTTCTTTGCGGGTTTTTTGCTTGGTCTTGTAAAGCTTTCGTATCTGCAAAACGGAAGTGTCATTGAGTATAGCCATACCATGACGGCTACCTCTGGGTGTGTTTGGAAGATGTCGTTCCTTCGCAATCTTATCAGAGCAGTTGTCTTGGTGTGTGCCAAGAAACAAATGCTGCGGATTTACGCAAAGGCGATTATCGCACTTGTGGCAAACAAGAAATCCTTCGGGAATTTCTCCAGCATAAAAAGAATAAGAAAGTCGATGAGCATAAAGTTGTTTTCTGTTCTGAGTGCCACTGGTTCTAATGGTTCCATAGCCATAACAATTAGTGCGGCCAGTCCAGTTCCAGCAGCTTGAATAGTCGCCTTTCTTAAAATGTCTTTCGAATCTTTCTTGCAATGATTTGACTGGCATAAAGTAATTTTAACTAAATGGGCGTTATATAATATTACGCCTTGGGACATGTAAAGGAGATTTATATGGGTGCCGTGAGTAATATCACTGAATTTGGAAATAGCGTTAACGTCACCGACGTTCTCGCAGCTGGAATTTCCCCAGCGCTTGTAAAAGCAAACTGCATGATGGCTCTCATGCACACTGAAGGACTTCCTGCTGGAACTATGACAGCAAAGCTCACCAAGCGTGGGTCTTTGACTGCTGCAGCTCTTGCAGAGGCTACCGCTCTTGCACCAGATGCAAACGGCGAGCTCACTGATTCCTCAGTGTCTGCAACGATTGCTAAGTGCGCTGTAGTTTCTGGCGTATCCGTAGAGCAAGGCCAATTCGGAAGCATCACTGCTGACCGTATTGCTGCTGAGCACGGTGCTGCTATCGCTCGTTACGTTGATAACGATGCTCTTGGATTGTTCTCTGGTCTCTCGACCTCTGTAACTTCATCCAGCATCCTTACGATTGATGATGTGATGCTTGGCCAGTTCAACATCTTCAACTCTGAGTGCCCTAACAAGGAAGTTCCTCTTAAGGCGGTTCTTTCTCACCGTGGTCACTACAACATCAAGAAAGAGATCGTTCAGTCCGGTGCTTCTGTTTGGAGCAACGAGAGCTGGCTCGAGGTACTTGGCGGAACTCCACAAGCTAACTGCTACGTTGGTTCGCTCCTCGGCTCGATCGACTTCTACGCTACAAGCGGACACGCTACATCGTCTGGAGATACCGTTCAGGCTATCTTCCACCCAATGTGGGCATTCGCTGGCTTCTTCGCTCCAGCACCTGTTACATGGGTTAAGGAGAAGGGCTCGGAAGGTTTCTACACTGAGTATGCTACGTACTACTTCTACGACGTACTTGAGTGGAACGACCTCTGCGGTGTTAAGCTCTTGAGCGATACCTAATTTAAGGTAGGTTGAGGGGGCGGTGAAGGAGGTTGTTGACTCCTTCATCGCCCCCTTTTTTATTGCAATCGAGAGAAGCCATGAAGCAGGAAGTCTACAAGACTATTGTTCAGCCCAAAGAAGAGACGATTAAATACCTCACTGGATGGAAGCGTCCAAACTACGCATACATCCTCTTTGAAACCAAAGAGTGGCATGTCTCGCACGACGGCGAGCGGCGGCTCGGAACTGGCCTCATGACTCTTAACGCAGAGAGCCGACCAGAGATTTATCACCACGTGGACATGTACCTTCAGAAGGGGTTCCGAGTCCTTGACTACGGTAACTTCCCGAAGTTTAACGATAAAAACCCACAAAGGGCTGCGAAAGCATTGCACTACTCGCAGGGCGCTGGACTTAACCCATGGGATAACCTCGAGAAGTTTGTAAAACAAAAGATGGCCAGTGAGATAAACTGGGATGAGCGAGCTTCCAACTACGAAAATGAGATTAGTGTCCTTAAGAAGAAGTTAGAGGAAGAGCGCAAGAAGCTCGAAATCAAACAGTCAGTTCTTAAAAAGGAACAATAGGCTTATGGCTACATTTATCAAGAAAGAGCACCTCGGCTCTCGCCCACCGCCCCGCAAGGGCATCATGAGGACCGTAGAGTCTCTGCAGACGTTCCAGGCGCTTCAGCAGCACTATGCTCAGCAGAAGGCCCAGGCCGCATCTGAGCTCAAAGAGAAGTACGAGTCCAACTCCGAGGTTCAGCGCTGGCGCACTCAGATGACGCCAGAAGAGCGTACTCGCGACGCAATCGAGCGCATGGTTCCAACGACCAAAGAGGTCTTGAAGATGCGTAATGGCGGCAATGAGGTCTCTTACGAGGAAGGGCGTAAGAAAGCCGAAGAGATTGCCTACAAGTCAGAAAAGCAAAAGAAGGAAGACTAGCGTGGACGCAGACACCTACTGCATTAAGGTTTGCGGTGGGAAATGCTGCACACTCTATCCTCCAAACGAAGAGCCCGTAAGGTGCCCTAGGCTGTCGGCAGACTGCTCCTGCTCCGTGTATCAAAAGAGATATGGGGAGATGGGTAGTTTGCCGCTTGTCGTAGTGGGCCGCTGGGAGTCTAAAAAGAATACAGATGTCGATGGGGTGCCCGTCGTCTATAATTTCTACTGTGGCCGCATAGAGGAGATTATAGCCAGTGGCGCTATGCCATCTGAAATAATGGAGCAGTGCTGTTACGCACATCCAGAGCTATTAGAGGAAAAGGAATCATGCGATACAAAGTAGACCTGCAGAAAGAGAAGATGTCCGAGCGACAGGTGCGTGATAGTATTGAGAAAGCCGCTCAGACGGCTCGCAACATTGCACAGCAACGTGGCGAAGGGGACCGCAGCCATGACTCATTCCGCAAGGATATGGTCAAGAACGCCGAGCGGGATAAGAAGGAAGGTAAGATATAATGGGCTACCCATTTGGTCAGAACATCACATATTGGTTCTACCCGCTGCTCGACAACGACACGGCTGTAGTGCCGTCAGCCGTTCAGGCGCAGACGCCTTCAATCTATGTGTTCGATGAGTCTGTACCATCTCGTGGGAATGCGGCTTCCGGGTCTGGCAGCCTTCAGACTGTGAGCTCGTGGACCTGGAGCGCCCAGAAGAAAGCTTGGAGCTTTACGATTCAGGCCATCAATGACCCACATCCAGATAGCAACATTACAACCAGAGTCTATTGGATTGCCCTAAACTTTGTACTCCAGAGCGGTGGGCAGACGCAGACAGTTATTAAGCCGCTTCAGCTTGAGCGGGTACTTGGGCACGATAAGGTTGTAACAGTTACCGAAGAAGACCTCCGGGCTTACTTTCCACAAATTGACGCATACTCTTCTGATGTTCAGCGTAAGGCATTTATTGCCCAGGCGATTGTGGAGATAAAGGGCGAGCTGCGCTCCAAAGGGTATGAGTGGGCAAAAATTACCAATGCCGATCGACTCGACCTGTGCGTAATCTACAAGGCTCTTTCGATGGTAATGGTTGGCCAGATCCAGGAGCCTGGGGATAAGTTCTCCATCAAGTATCAGGAGTATAAGAACGGCTTTCAGAGCTCTCTGGATAGCTTGAAGTTTGAGTACCAAGAGATGGAAGGCGGCACGATAGAGAACGCTAGAATCACATCAACTATCCTTATTGCGAGGTAGCTTGTGACTTCATCAGCGGCGGTAAGGGATGCATGGCAAGAGAAGGTTTGGGCCGATAAGCTTGTCGGCGCAATGACGTCAAAAGTCTTCATGTATGACGTTAGCGTAGACAGCGCATTCAACATGGCCGAGCTCTATTATGGAGCTCCTGGCAAGTATCCGACGATTAACTTCTTTTTGTGCCTCGTGCGTCGTCAGCATGAGCCACTTATCATGGGAAATACTAGGTACACTTTCCAAGTCACAGTGCAGTATTATCTTCAACAGGAGGAGAGTTCCTCCAACACTTATAACACGCTGGTAGATCGGCTTGAGACAGTGGATAACCTGGTTAGAAGTAATCTAGGCGGGTCGTGGGATGGCACGGTAGACTTTTACAATGGTGGCACCCCACAAGATATTTCAGTAGTTACCATCGACAATAAAGCCTGCTGGAGAGGTGGCTTTGTCTATACTGGTACTAAAACTGTTTAGTGAATGGAGATTTAAGATTTTATGGCAAGTATCACAGGCGCACAAACTAAAGCTGGCGTGAAAGTTGCGACCACTTGGGGAACGGCAGTAGCCTGCGGAGCTGGAAATAGCTTTGCTGGTGAAATCTCGCCGAGCTTCAACGTGTCGGAAATTACTTCACGTCAAATCGGCTCGGGAGCATACATGCTTTCGACTGCAACTCGTGGCTCGGTTATCCCGACTGTTTCGCTTACTGCGGACCTTGGCTATCGCAATAACTGCGATGTGCTCTTGGCTCAGTTCATGGGAACATCTGCGGCCCCTACAGAGGTAACGACAGGTCAATCAGACTACAAGCACGTTATTACATTCAATAGCACACTCAACACTAAGTACGTTACGCTTGCGTTTGAGTCGTCATCTGCAACGGTTATGGAGTTTCCAACCTGCGCTGTCCAGTCTATCGGTATCGCTACAACTGGCGTACCTGGATACCTGGACTTCACAGCAGAGCTCTTGGCTAACGATGTAAACCTCTCGTCGTCAACAAACACCAATGCAACTCTTGCAAACTGCACTTTCACAGAGGGCGTTCCAGAGCTTGTAGCTGTTGACCTTGTAGACAAGTTCCAAACGAACGCACAGAGCGGATCGGCTGTTGGTTCCGGTGACCAATACAACATCACTGGCTTCAACTTCTCAATGTCACGTCCTCAAGAGATTATTCCAGAGATCAAGGGCAGCGCTGGTAACTCAGCTCCTTTGGCTACGGATCTTCTTGAAGGCTCGCTCAGCATTGACGTTAAAGAGCTCGCTGACCATGCTTACTACACAATCTGGAGCGCTGAGACAGCTCGCAAGGCTCTCATCCAGATCGAGGGGTCGCAGATTGGCACTGGCTCTAACAAGTCGTTCTCGATTTACATCCCTCGAATGCTGTTGGTTACTGAGCCGCAATACGCTCTCACTGACCAGGGTACGAACACCCTTTCGATGGAGTTCCGCCTCCTTAAGGCTGCGGCTACTCCAACGGGAATGAGCGGAAGCACATATCCGTACTTCGAGATTGTAAACGGGCTTGCAACCTCCCTGCTTGCCTAGTTGACTTGGCAGTACTCCCCTTGGGCGGCATAGTTCTCTTGAGCTATGCCGCTTTTTCTATATATTCGGCTCATACCCACCCCCATCAAATAAGGGCTTAAGCTATGATTATTGATAATGACCTTACGGTAAAAGTTGGCGACGGAGTCGCTGTGTTTGACGAGCCCACTCTCCGTGACTGGGCTATCATGATCGAGATGTCTGGAAAGACTCTCGATGAGCAGGCGGATATCCTTCTTCCAAAGCTTAAAGAGCTCCGTGGCTTTGAGTATAAGGATGGCACGATCGTTACCGTAGAAGACCTGAAGAACAAGAAGTTCTCGGCAAAGTTCTTCTTCCAGCTCATTCAAGCTTGGTCAAAGGCCATCGTTGAAGGCCTTAAAGGCGAGGCGGAAGCAAAAAACGACGTAACGGTGAACTAATTAGGCTACTGAGATACAAGCTCTTTGAGCCTGGTCTCAACTGTCCTAATTGTCACGTACTCTACGCCAAAAATAATAAGAAGCCCGCTTGTCTCAAGAACCTATGTCCCATTGTAGACATAGCGGGCAACAAGCGGCTCAACCGTCTTGCTGACGCATTTCTGCAGATAGAGATTCTGGATATGTCGAGCGGCTATGGCTCATTTCAGGAAAAACTCCTGAAAGAGAGCGGACTTGCCGACGAAACTGCAGAAACCATCTTGGAGATGAGGTCCATTCTATCGGAATATAGGGAGTGGACAGCTAAGAAGAACAGCAAGACGAAGATCAAGTAATGGCAGGCTTTGGCGACTCTAACGATATTAAGATTAGTGTAACGGTAGACGCTGGGCCAGCAATTAACGCTGCTCTCGATATCGGAGAGGCATTTGCCAGCATCGCCAAGAATATCGGCGTAGACTTTAAGACAATCGCAAAGGCTACTAGCAACCTTGCTGATATACGTGTGGCTGAGATTAAGAAGGCCGCAGCGGAGGAAGTAGCTACCATTCGCTCTACTAGCGCAGAAAGAATTGAGGGCATTAAGAAAGATGTCGCTGAGTTCAAAGAGGGCGAAGTCACTAAAAGAGAGCAGTTAAAGGCTACTGCGGATAAGACAATCCAGGGGCTCAAGACAACTGCTAATGCATATAAGCAGTCTCAGATGACCAAGCGAGCAGAGCTTATCTCTGCTCACAACGAAGAGATGCAGAAGCTTCGTGCCTCTGCGGAAGCTTCAAAGCTATTTGAGGTTAGCAAGCGAGACGCCGCCAAGGCGAGCCTGTCGCAAACAATCGCTGGTCTTAAGGCAGAAACAAGCGCTGCCAAGCAAGCGTCTCTTGAGCGAATCGCTGGACTTAAGGCCGCTTCGGAAGCTCTCAAAGCAGAAACCTCCAAAGAGGTCAGGATATTCAAAGAGTCAGAGGCTACTAAGCGGGCGGAAGCAAAGAAGACCGTTGAGCAGCTTAGACTTGATGCTGCCAAGGTTAGGCAGGCTACAGTGGCAATGCAGACCGAGGGGGCTGGGAAAGGAGGACTTGGAGTAGACCTCCCGAGCTTGGCCTCCGGCGTCTTCTTATTCAAAGAAGCCATTGGGCTTGTAAACAATCTTAAGAATGCAGTCATATCACTTGCCGAAGAAGGCAATAGGGTTCAAGCACTTGCAACAGCATTTAGCACTCTTCAGCAATCAGTAGGAAGAGACCCAGCGGCTAGTATCGAAAGACTTCGAACAGCGACTCAAGGTCTTATTAGTGACACTGAGCTGTATCAAAAAGCCAACCAAGCTGTACTTCTTCAAGTCCCAACTCAACTATTTGAAGAATCTGCAGAGGCAGCTGTTAAGCTCGGAAGAGCCATGGGCATTGATGCAGCATTCGCCCTTGAGTCTCTTTCTATCGGTCTCGGTCGTCAATCACGTCTCTATCTCGACAACCTTGGTATAGTAGTTAGTGCAACTCAGGCGTACTCAAACTTCGCCAGAGAGAATAATAAGCTTGTCGATGATCTCACTGATGCTGAGAAGCGTCTCGCATTCTTTAATGAGACGAGCAAGAAGCTCAAAGAAGGATTGGAGACGCTCCCACCAATTAGCAGAGATGTTGGAGTCGCTTTTACTGAAGCTAAGACAACTGCGGCCAACTTAGTTGATCAATTCCTCCTTGGATTTAATAACTCCGTAGAGCTCGAGC